ACGGCGAGGGAGACGTTGGCCTCGCCGAACTCTTGCACCAGCTGGCGCGCAGTCTTTTGCAGCTCGCGGTAGGACGTGTCGACGTGGCCGCGGTAGTCGGTCGCCAGAGCGTAGCGGCCGACGGTGTTGGGGTAGAGGTGGATGGCGGTGTCGAAGTCGTCCATCACCAGCGCGTTGCCGGTGCCGAACGCGCCCAGCTCCTCGTAGAGCTGGTGCAGCACGCGGTAGGTGTTCGACTGGCTGAAGACGGCCTGCATCTGGCGCGTCACTTGGGCCAGCCAGATTTTGACCGGCTGGTACTCCATCAGGTCGTCGTCCGGTATCTTCAGCCGGAACCACGGGCGGGCTGGGCTGGTGACGCCCGACATCATGCCAGCCGACAGGATGCGCAGAGCGCCCGTGCCGGTGCGGTCGTAGATCGCATTGTGCCTGCGCTTGCCGTCATTGCGATCGGTCACGGTGAAGCGACCGGCGCGCGGGAAGAGCGTCGTCGACAGCTCCTCCCAGTGCGTGATCCAGCTGGACCGCTCGGTCTCGAGCATCGACCAACGCTTTTGGTAGTGCTGCTTGTGGGTGCTGGGCGTGCTGCCTGCGGTCATCATTGCGGCGACCCCAGATTGAGCCGGATCATGCGCAGGCATGCCTCGAACAGCACGTCATCGGTGCGGCCGCGGCGTTGCACACCGCAGGCTTCGGCAAGACGATCGAGCTGTTGGGCGGTCAGGTTGGTCAAGGTCAGTTCCCGAGGAGGGTGTTGTAGCCGAGGGTGGATCGCGGCGGCGCTGCGCCGCCCGGCCCCGTCATGAGGGTGGTGTTGGCGGACCCCGCCTTGTTGGCCTTCATCATCGAGGCCAGATCGGGGGCCTGCCTGCTCGCCTTGCTCTCAGCCTGCTGCGCATCGCGCTGCGTCTTGGCGGCGGCGGCCGAGGCCTCGCGCTGGGCAGCCGTCTGCGCGTTCAGGGCGCGACGCGACTGCGAGCCCGCGAGGCCTGCACCGGCGACGGAGCTGAGAGCGATGGCCGCGGCGATGGGTGTGCACATGTGGGTTGGCCTCTAGGTCAAGCCAGTGGATCGTAATCGCGCGGGCGACGTGATCCCATACCCTGAAGCGATCGGGCCTTGGGCGTGTCGATACAGGCCAGCGCCAGCGCCGATAGGTGGTCGGGGCTGCGTTTGATCCGATCGACGATGTCCTCTCGGCTTTCGACGTAGACGGACGTGCCCCTGAGCCGCCACTTGGGGGCGCACAGGTCGGCCAGCAGCTTCTTCGACGGGGGCAGGGCGATGTTGTTGTTGGCCTCGGGGTCGAGCAGCTCACGCAGCCGCCAGATGTGCTCCGACCGCTGGTTGAAGAAGCCCAGCCTGCCCGACTTGTCGCGTGCCCCCGACTTCTCCGACACGTTGATGCCGAGCACCTGCTGCCTCGCCTCCTTGAGGAAGTCGTAGGGGCTCGAGCCCACGCCGATGATGTCGATGTGGATGGGGCTGTGGTCGCGGTTGGCTGCGATGGCCAAGCCTGCGACCATCGGGCCGTTGGGCGTCTCGGTGCCAGCGTACTCGAGCGGCTCGTCGAACCACCAGCCCTCGTGCCTGCGGTAGATGACCGTCTTGTCCTTGCCGCCTCGCGCCACGTCGACGCCGAGCGACACCATCTCGGGCTTGGGCGAGCGCGGCTTCCACCGCTCCTGCGCGATCTCGACCCAGCGGGTGGGGATGACCTGCCAGATGTCGTCCTCCATGCCCGCCTTGAAGTCCCCGTTGAGCATCTGGCTGCGAAGGGGTTCTGGCAGCGCCTGTAGCGTGCTCATGTAGCCGGTCCCGGTGAGGAAGGGGTTGTCTCGCACTCGCGAGGGGATGAAGGTCCGCGACATGGGCTGGATCACCAAGTCGGGGTTGTTGGCGTAGGCCTTGGGGTCGTAGTCGTAGTCGGGCTGCCCGTCCCTGATCACGAAGGGGCGGCCGTCCTCGACCTCCATGTCAGCACCCGACACCGTGGCGAACCACCGCAGCTCGCCGGGCAGGGCTGGGTTGGGGTGCTTGTCGTCCAGCCACGGTGCGAAGAAGGCGATGATCCACCGGCCCTCGGCGCTGGTGGGTGGGTTGAACGTGAGCAGGGCTTGGCAACGCTGGCCCGGGATCGTGGTGCGCAGCCAGCCGAGCAGGAAGCGGACTTGCAGCTCGAGGAAGTTGGCGGCCTCGTCGAACACGATCAGGTCGTGGGGTCGGCCTTGGTATTTCTTCTCGTCGCCTGCGTTGGGCACCGAGCCCAGCTCGATCTGGAGCGGCAGCCCATCGCTGCGCGTCTGACGCCAGATGCCCTTGGTCGAGTTGTAGCCGTCCTTCGACCCGAACAGCTCCTCGAGCCTGTCCTCGATCGCGGACAGCTCGGTGCCGACGCGACGCAGGATCATGATCTTGCGATGCGCTTGGATGCTCTTGCCGCATGCGAGATCGGTCTTGCCTCCGCCCGCAGCACCACCGTAGCCGATGATGTCCGCCTTCGATCGGTAGGCGTCCGTCTGGGGCCCGGGCAGGGGCCGCCACATGGTCTTGTCATGGCCGAGGAACTCGAACAGCTCCTTGCGCTCCTCGGGCGTCCAGCGGTGCATCAGGCGCTGGATTTCCGCCACCGTCACGGCCTCAAGCAAGGTCACTCCCGTCAGCAGGGTGATCCTGCTCGTCCTCCTCCTCGCGGGCTCGAGCTAGGGCGAGGAGCGATGCGATCTTGGCGGCGGCAGCGGCGTCCGTGAACTCGATCGGGCCGCCGCCAGCGTTCGACAGCTGGATGCCCTGCTGGTTGCGGTAGCGGTGCGACCACTTCTCGAGCAGTTGCAGGCGGGTCCACACGCGCAGCTTCGAGCGGGCGATCCACTCGGCATTAGGGCGTGGCCCGAGCTTGGTCTCGATCGTGTCGTGCTCAGTCTCGTCAGCGATCTCGAGCACGCCGTCAGCGATGGCGTCGAAGCCGATGTCTCGCGCCTCCTCGTAGGCGGCCCTGAAGCCGGGCTGGTTCTTGACCCAGTTGTGGACCGTGTTGCGGTCCGGCATGCCCGGGTCACGGCAGATGCGGGTGAGCGAGACGCCCTCGCGGAGCTGGGCGAAGATCGCCTCGGCCTTCTCGGGGGTGTAGGTGCTGGCGGTGTTGAGTAGGGCTCTGGCCATAGGCACGAGAATACTCCGCGCTCCAGCTCATACACATACGTCCAAAAATGACGTACCCCTCATCCCTCCTTGCGGATGCGCTCCGTGATGATGTGCTGCACCGTCGCCTTGTGCACGTCGAACTTGGTGGCGAGCGTGCCGTAGCTCCATCCGCCCTCCGCGTATAGCGACCGCATCAGCTCGACCTCTGCGTTGGTCAGCTTCGCGTTGTGATGATCCTGTCCAGTTCTTGCCATGTCAGTTGATCCCTTGGGTTTTACGAAAAATGTAAACGGCCATGCCGTGCAACCTACCCTTACCCACATGACCGAAGCCCATCCTCTCAAGACGCAACAGCAGCTCGAAGGTGCCGAACTGGCAGAGGGGGGTCCACATGCCGGGTCGGCCCGCCGGGTAGAACCCCAGCCACCTGCCCTCGTACTTCACGGGAAGGCTGCGGCCGTAAAGGGTCCGTTCCCGCAGTTGGTCGGGGTCATAAAGGTCGAACACCAAGTCGCTGTATGGCGGCGAAAGAGCCCTCAGTATGTTCGGCAGACTTTGCTCAATCTTGCCCCTGCTGTTGCGCGTGAAGCTGTTGTCGGAAGCGGGAACCGGTTCGACCCCGATTAGCCACGGTGGGTATTGCATTTCTAGTCTCCTGTTTGTGTCTGTGCAGTTTTTTGCACGTTCGTGTTGGGTCTCGATTTCCTTACCGCTAGGGGGTAAGGCGCTAACGCTCTGTTTTTGCGACGGTATCGGGCCAAAAACAGCTGATCCTTACCCCTTACCCATAGAACCCGCTACTGGTTCTCCTAGAGGGCCCCCCTACTGCCCCCTATGGCCCCCTCTTCTATTATCATACCCTTTTATAAGAAGAATAGGAGTAAGGGAGTAAGGCTGCTGAAATCATTGAACTTTCAGGGGTAAGAATGGGGTAAGGATTTGCCGATAGGGGTAAGGATTTCAGGCCCTCACCCACTTGCGTGCAGTTTTTCCCGCGCTCCACACCACCACCCGCTCAAAACCGAGAGCACGCAGTATCTTACCGATTCGGGTTTGGTGGGCTGTGCTGGCATCCTTCGCGCTCATTCCAAGGGCCTCCGAGAGGACTTGGTGCACCGTGACGCCATCCGCGCCGGGCAGAGTGCCGTCCAGCTCGGGGGTGGCAAGCCACCGCTCGATGACCTCCTCCCAGCTGTCCTCAGTCCTGTAGTCGCCGTGGACACCCTCGGCGAGGGTATGCGCCGCGCACCACTCGACACCAACGGCCGTGTGCATGCGCAGGGCCTCGGCCCACAGCTGATCGCGGTCGCGGGCGATGCCCTCGACGTCGACGTCACCCACCCCGAGCGGCAGCCAGCGGCGCGCGCCCGTAGGGTCGTTCAGGAACTGTTCGTCGTTGGTCGTGCCTTGGATCACGCAGCGCCGGTGGAAGGTGTGCATCTTCTCGACGTACTTGGGGATGTGCTCCTCCTTCGAGCGGGTGATCCAAGCCTTGATGGTCTCGATCTCCTTGGTGCGCAGGCCCGACAGCTCGCCCAGCTCCACCATCAGCGCGCCGCGCATCAGGCGTGCCCGGCTGATCTCGTCCTGATGGAAGGACAGCTCGCGGAAGGTGTCGTCTGGGACCATCGCCCGCACGCCGCGGCTCTTGCCTTGGCCCTGTGCGCCCGTGAGGATGGGCACCATGTCGACCTGACAGCCGGGCACCATCACCCTGCCCGCCATCGCGGTCCAGATGTAGCGCGAGACGGCGGTGGTGTATGGCCCCGGGGCGACACCGAAGTAGGTGGCGTAGAAGCCGTCGACCCGCGACACGCCGTCCCACGTCAGGCCCTCGAGCCAGACCTGCGCGCTGTCGACCTTGCGGTGCTCCACCACGCTGATCAGGGCGTCGCGCACCATCTCCCGGCCCACCGGCTTGAAGCCCCTAGCCGCAAGGGTGCAGCGCAGCTCGGTGTAGTGGTGATCCTTGAACGCCACCCACTGGTCGGGCTGACCGGGCACCGTGTAGACGACCTCGTCGCGGAAGGCGTCGTAGCGCAGGTCCATGCCGCAGAAGTCGGGCTGCTGCAAAGCCGAGACGACGTTTTCGATCACAGCCTCGATGCGACCCTTGCCATCGCGCACGAAGGCGGGCAGGGGCAACCCATCGTAGGGCTCGGTCAGCGTCAGGTTCTGGAACTCCTCCGGGCTGGCCTCGTCGCGCCAGCCATGCTCGCGAGCCTTGGCGAGGATCGTGCGCTCGGTGATGGGGCTGGCGGTCTCGCCCTTCTGGTCGAGCCAAGCCCAGACCTTGATGGCCAGCTCCTCCTCCTCGAAGTGCGGGGCCCGGGCCGAGAAGTCATAGGCCAGCTGATAGCCCTCGTCCGACCCGCCAGTGGCGTGGTGGATGCCCGAGATGATGTCGCGCCACTCGTCATAGCCGAGCGGGTCCGTATCGTTGGGGATGGCGTCGAGCGCCTTGCGCAGGTGGTTTAGGTCTGCGTCCGCAAACACAGTCACGCTGCGCGTTTCCCGCACCGGCTGCTCGAGCACCGGCACAGGGGCCGAGACTGGCCAAGGCAGCAGGTCGAGGGCGTAGTCGCGGTCCATCACCTCGTAGTCGAACATGGGCTCGAGCGGTGCGCTCTTGCCCGCCAGCGGCAGGATGAACTGGCTGCCGCAGCGGCCCACCTTAACGCTGTCCTGCTTGGGGTAGACCTCGGCCTCGTGTTTGACGACGCCCTTCTGCCCGTCGCGCAGGCCGACGCAGGACAGGATGATCTGCATCAGGTTCCGCACCGAGTAGGCGTCCTGATCCTCATCCCAGATTGCGTACAGGTGCATGCCCGAGCCGCCCGAGGATCGGAAGGGGATCAGCTCGACGCAGAACGTGCGCGCGGCGTTGACGAGGCCCTCGGCCACGACCACCATCTCGGCCCAGCTGATCTCGCCCTTATGGTTGTCGAGGTCGAACAGGGCGATCCGCGTGGTGCTCTCCCCCGCCTTGATGGGGCATACGCCACGGGCGAGGCCGCCGTTCAGGTGCGCACTGATCCGCGCCTCGGTCAGGGGGTCGTGCGTCCACGCCATACCTGACGCCCCCTTGATAGCGGTTCTGTCCGTGCGAGCACGGCTGATGAGCGGCTCGAGGGCCGCTCTTAGGTGGTCACTGTTCTCGGTCATGCCCGCAGCAAGACCTTCTTCGGGTTGATCAGGCCAGCGGCGGGGATGTGGAAGAGGGCCTCGATCGCCACGGCGTGGCGCACGGGCATCCACCTGACGCCGCGCAGCCAGCTGCTGACAGCCTGCTGCGTGACGCCGAGGACGTCGGCCAGCGCCTGCTGGTTACCGGCAGCGCGGATGGCGAGCTTGATCTGCTCGCGGATTTCGGGGGTGGTTCTCGTGTTCATGGTGTCCTGCTTCTAAAGACCCAGCGCAGCCAGATCGGCCGCGCTGGGTAGGGCGGTGCGCCCGGGAGGTGTGCTAGTCGTCAGCGAGTTCCATCGGGCAGCCGCATGACTTCGACGACACCCTTCTCGTCGTCCCTGCTCGTGGTGTATTTCCTGCCGAAGCGGCTTTTCTCGTTGGACGCCCACGAGGAGATGTGGCCCGACATCATCTTGTTGTCCCAACGAGCGTCGTAGGGCACCTCTACGCTCTGCAAGGGTTTAAGTTTGGCCGCGCGAATGATAGGCATCCAGTATGCGCGCGTCTCACCACGATCAACTTTGGCCCTTCTTATCTTTTTGTTGGGGTCGGGGCTGGGCTGGGGAACGTAGTCGAGCGTGCCGAGCACCTCCCCGCATTTCAGCACGAGCAACCACTTGGCGTCGATGTCGTCGGCCGCAGAAAAGAGCTTGATCATCGAGGCCCGAGCGAAATCGCTGATCGAGCTGGGTTTGGCAGGCGGTTGAAGGTCGAGCATCAGTTGGTGTCCTTCAGTTACGAGGTTGAGGTGGGGGCGGGTCATTGGTTGTCGTCCTTCATTTCCAGAGCGAAGCCCAGATGGGCCATGTTGTTGGCGAACTGCCAGTCGAGGGTCTTGAGCAGGGTAGGCAAGTCTTGATCGCGAGCACCGAAGCCGTGCACGGCGAGACCCTCGCGACCGGCCTGCTCCGTTTCGAGGGCGTAGATTTTGGTCATCGACACGTCCATCGCGTGGAGGACGTCACCGCGGAAGCGGTCCCGCTGGTCGAGCCAGCGGGCTTCGGGGAGGTAGACCATCAGCTCATCTCCCCGTTCTGCTTCACGAAGGAGACGCGGCCCGAGGCGACTTGGATCATGACGCACTGCTGGTCGGCATCGCGGCAGGCGCTGGCGGCGATCTCGACCAGCTTCTTGCCAGCGCCAGCGCCGGTGTCCATCGCGATCTCGTACTTCAGGCTGTCGTCGTGGAAGACGACGCCGTCTTCGTTGCGCCAGACGCCGGTCACGAGGGTCTGGGTGTAGCCACCGAAGTGGTTCAGGATGTTGAGGCGCAGCAGCGAGTGCGCTTCTGTGGTC